TTTTAGCACAAAAATTGTGGCATGATCGAACAACAATCAGAAACATATTAATGGGATTCATTAGTTGCGTTTGTGTAGGTTCCTTAATTGGACCCACATTTGCTCAATGTATGCTATTTTCTGTAGTTGCATTCTCACTTTTAAAGTATCAAAAGATGCTGCGAGAGATTGATGAAGAGATTTCAAAGAGATCTGATCAATTATCAAGTTTATGCGTTGATCTTCGCACACATTTGGAAACAAATGCGAGGAAATATTTCGCAGGAGCTGCTGCAATTTTTACAGCGTACAAGGTTTATAAAGCAGTGCGTCCATTATTGAAGTCTCAAGATAAATCCTCTTTTAGGGAAGATTGTTTAAAAATCTTTCCCCGAGTTCTAGATTGTCCTAAGAAAGGGCAATTTGTATTTGAAATGCAAGATGAGCGGGATTATAAAGAAGGTTATTCTAGATTGACTCCAAAGGAAACAGCGATTTCAAAAACAACAACGTCAGCTGATTTACAAAAAGCAATAGCGAAAGCTTTACGAATTGTTTATGTGAAATCAGCGGGTCAAATATTGAGCACCGTAAATGGTATCATGGTTGCAAGTAATGTATTGCTTGTACCAGCTCATATTATCCCCTACGTTTTTCCTTTTGACATCGAAACAACGACTGTACCAGGAGTACCGAGTGCGAGCACAAAAGATCAAAAATTGACAGCAGAATTTTGCTACATTGATCGTGCCATGGATCAAGCTTACATACACTTAGCATCAAGTCCAGCATCCACTGATTTTTCAAAATTTTACCCTGAAGAGTACCCTGAATTTTATGGGCGTGATACCACATTGTTGTGGAAATCACCTGAGAATGAAATTAAGGTCTCACGGCAAGTTTGCCGCCCGACTTCAGAAGATCTCAATTATGCTGGTCTTCTTGAACATCCAGGATTTTTATGGGGTTCCAAGCACAAAATTACTACCTTAACCTTACAAAAGGGTAAAGGAGTTAGATACGAAACAGAATTTAAAGGTTTCGGCGGATTGTGTGGAGCACCTGTTATAGACTCATACAAGGGCATTATTTATGGATTCCATGTTGCAGGATATCATAATTCCTATACTGGTTACTCAACTTGTGTTATACAATCGCAGATTAAAAGAGCGATGGAAGCACTTAAGCAAACTAGCCCCACATTAGTGGTGCATTCAGCAGGAGAAATCAAAGTGGATACATATGGTCAACCATACACTATTGTGAATGAAAAACCCAATTACGTCAGAGATGATGGTACCAAAGACAAAACAGTGGTTACCTATTACGGGAAGGTCTTAAAAGATGGCCAACCCTTGGAATCACGTGCTCGTCCACCATATATTCCTACCCCTTTCGAGGGGATAGTTGAAGAATTTGGCGAGAGCAAGCATCGTCCACCTACAAAGGTTAATGACGTTGCTAAAGGTATGAAAACTCTGAATAAATTAACTGATCCAGTCCAACATTACGAGGGAGACCTTTTAATTAAAGCAATTCGCGATTACAAAACTCACACTTTGAAAGCCGTCCAAGAAAATATGGATGATGCCAAAGATATGTTGAGAATATACAGTCAAGAAGAGGCTATGGATGGAATTGGTGAATTTGGGTTAGGTGGCTTACCTAATGATACATCAGCAGGATTTCCAATCCAGAAAAGCAAGAAACATTGTTTAGTTCGAGATATCATGGATGAGTCATTGGTCCAAGTACCACGACAATTTAATGAAAATTTCGACATTCAATCCGAGATCGATAGGACACTCAATTGCTGGAGCAATGGAGAGAGGTCAGAGACAATCTACAAAGCGAGTAGTAAGGTCAATGAGCTATTACCCAACGCTAAAGCTGTTGAAAAAGTCCGAAAGTTTTACGGAAGTTCCTTTGCTAATTTTGTTGCATCACGTAGAGTGCTCGCAGGAGTACCTCGTTTTATGCGCAAATACTGGCGATCAACAGAATGTTTAGTCGGAATAAATGCCACATCTAAGGAGTGGGATGAATTCCATGAGTATTTAACTGCTTATAGTACTAAAAATATGATCGCTGGAGATTTCTCTGGATTTGATACACGCATGGCCGCTCAAATAACATCAGCTGCCGCAAATGTCATGATTTCATGGTATCAAGAAGTGGGTTGTAATGATGATGAGATTGAACTCCTACGAGGAGCTCTCTCTGATATCGTTCATCCCAACATTTTATTCGATGGCGATTTATACAAGTTTGCGAATGGAAACCCTTCGGGGAATCTTATAACAGTTCAATTGAACAGTATTTGCAATTCTATTATGATGCGTTACGTTTATTATGCTATGATGCCTAAAATTCGAGAGCCTTTTGCTTCTAATGTCAGATTAGGAACATATGGAGATGATAATGCAATGTCGGTAAAACATCATTGCAAATGGTACACACACACTAGTTGTCAGGCTGAGTTCGCGAAGCTTGATATTGGGTATACCATGGCCGAGAAGACGGCAGAATCTCTCCCATATATTCCAATTGATCAAATTAGTTTTCTGAAAAGAAATTTTATTGTTCACGAAACATTGGGAAAAATTGTTGCTCCTATTGAGATCGATTCTATTTTGAAAAAGTTTTATTATGTTAAGAAACCGAATGAAACTCCCTTAAGTGTTGGAGAACAATTTGGAGCCTACACAGATGGTGCCTTCCGAGAAGCGTATTTACACGGAAGAAACTATTATGAAACATTTCAACAATCGATGCGAAACATTGTGGCTAAAAATCCAGAACTGAAATATGCTGTTGATTTCATACCATACGAGGAGATGACCAAGATATTGAA